CGTTACTGCATAAAAAAAGGTAAACTATATATTTACCCTTTTTTACTGTTTTCACCCTTAATTAATTCACATTATGAATTGACAAAGCTAAGATAATTAAAATCTTTGTTAACCACAACTAAGTTAATCAATTCTTTAATAGATTCTACATCACTAATGTAATATTCTTGAAATACTTCAAGTTTGTGACGTTCTTGTTTCATTCCTTTTGTCCCTGTAATAGGCTGTCCATACTCATCAAGCTTAGGTAACATCTGTAAAGTATTTCTCTTTTGTTTAGAAATAACTACAAAGACTTTGCTTTCTGGATCAAAGATACATTCTACATAAGGGGAAGCCTCCGATACTGGAATGGCTCTAAAACTTGGCTTACCACTCCACTCAGAGTTAATAAGCATCATACTATTTTCCATTTATTGATTTTTTTAGTAAATATACAAATTTATCTAAACTTTTAAACTTTCTAAGTTTGCAACCTCAAGAATTAGTGTTTCTTTATCAATATTTGGTTTATCACAAAGTTCACCAACACTAATCAGCATCTCTTTATCTACACCAAGTATTTTTGCGTAATCATCAAAATGAAGTTTTGGATATAAATACCCTTCAACATACATGTAATTACCACTTGTTCTGTCAAAAAAGTTTAGAATCTTCTTTTTAATTGGATCACTAATTTGACTATAACGCCCATTAATAAAATGTGTCCAATCTACAATCATATCACTAAAATCAAAAACTATTACTACTGTTTCACTATTAACTTTTACTAAATCATGTAGTCTTGAATGTTTAAGTAAAACATTCTTTTCAAATTGTTTATATTCTACATCCTGTCTTAAGGGATATATACAAACTAATTTGGCATCCTCAGGTACAATAGTATCATTCCAAGCAAGATAAGTCTCACTTGGAATAACACTTGTACCTCTTTTTATGTCCAAGAGCGGATACAAAAATACCTTGGACTTTTGAAAATACTTTCTATAAACTGTAGTAATTGGCATAATTAAAGTGTTACATTACCTAAAGCTAATTCATATGGTAGCTTATACTCTCTGTTTTCATAGTGATATTTAATTTTATCTTCTATGTCTTCAAAGTCAGCTAACCACATTTCTAATGTTTCTTTGCTTACCTGGTAAGGATACACTTGATTGTACTTATCAATTACTATAAATGTAATTACTATATTCCATTCAACAGCATCTGGAAGTGGTCTAATAAAATTCTCCCAGGCAAGCTTGTGATAAATGGCAGCCTGAATCCAATACTTATAATAGCTTACAGACTCTGGAAAAGATGCAATATCTTTACCTGTAGTCTTCAAGTCATTGATAAATAAGGTCTTGGAATCATAATCCATTACCACATTATCTAAGATACCTTTGTAGCCAAATGGTAAATGCTCCTGATTAATACTAATCATATGCTCACTAAATGTTTTTATGTGAACATCATTAGGAGTTTTATCCAATTGCAAAAGGGATCTTACTGCTTGATTAGACTTTAGTTCTATGAGAGATTCTTTGCAGTTATTCAAAGTAACCTCATCTACTATAGTCTTATCAAGACTTTCTTTTAAGAAATTAAAGTAAGATTTGTTTTCATCAGTTAAGACTTTGTCAAGTCTTTGCTGATCTGTTTTAAGGGACTGATATAAGTTGGCTGTGAGTAGTTCTGTGAGTATCTCCTGAGAGTAATCATTCAAAGATAATGAATCATTTCCAACTGTACAATGGTACTTGAAAATATTATCAATAATCTTTTTTTGGCTATCCGTAGGATATTTGCCTGGCATGCTAATAAATTGTTTGTCATAACTTTCTGGCTCAAATAAAAGACAGTGTAGGACACGCCCTGCTATCAGGTGCGCGTCCGTACTATCTTCTCTCTGATTCAAAACATAATGACTGTAAAACATCCTAGGTGAGAACAATAGCTTATTAATGCTACTGTAACTAAACCAGAATGGTTTCTTGTAAAATAGTTCTAGTTCATCAGAACCAGTCAATCCCGGTAGACTCATTTGTTTCTTCTATTTGATTGTTATTTGATACAGGTACTACTTCCTCAAGAATAATTTCTTCAGGTGGTGAAGGTAACTCATTAGATTCTTCTAGAACTGGTGCACTTAAATCATCCTGATCTACTTCTTCTATTTTTTCAGGAACTTCATTAACACCAATAGCAAAGTCTAGAACTGGATTCTTATCATCAAAACTAATCTCTGCTCTATACTCCGACTGAATTACTGATGCAACATCTAGTGTAGGAACTATACTTGCTACATTAAAAGTAGAACTTCTAGGAATATTTGTAATAAACCAATCAAGTCTAGACTTTAAAAGAATATTTAACCATTCTGTAGTAAGAAGATTAAGTGAAACTAATTTCTTAGAAACATCATCCGGGTCTAAATACTCTATATCTCTAACTCTAAGACCAAAGTAACTAACCATAGACTTGAAGTTAACATGGTTCTTAGTATTACAGTCTGCAATCCTATGACCATATTCTTCAAGTAGCATGAGTAAGTATAGGGCGCTCTCCACATAGTTAGAGTTTGCCATAATCTCCATTGCCATGATATGATTGTCTTTGTCTGAGCTTTTAAACATCTCACGCAACTGAGTATATACCTCATTTGTAATTGTTACAGCATCATCACCATTAATCATAGCAAGTAATTCAGACTCATCATAAACTACTTTGTTCTGACATTCTTCAATCAATTCTTTCCAATCATCATCTATATGATAATAGTGATGAGAAGCCCCAGTAAATACACTAGTAACTACATGTTGAGTAATACTAACCTTAGTACTGTAATTAAAATATACATTGTCTGATTCTGAAGATTGCATAGCTGTACGTAGATTATCTTTATAATAATCATCTACATCTATTTTACCAAGATACTCTTCAATCTTAGCAATAGGTGCTGTATAATACCAACTACCGTTTAATAATTTACCTGCAGTAGCTTTACCTGTAATTATTACATTTGCATTGTCAGAATCTCTTACTACTTTAATCCCTTGATTAAGTGCTAAGTCTTTCAGTTTTGCTCTTGGGATATTAACACCCGGCATAAGATAAATTGTATCTCCTTGTTTAGGAGTATATCCTTTACTTATTGTAAATAGTTCAAATTTTGAAGAATCTTCAAGTACATATCTTATATCTACATTGAATACTCCATCTTCTCTATCAAAAAATACTGCTCTTGTCATAATTATAAAATAAAGGGGGCTGTTACACCCCCTTAGTTATTACTGAATTGCCATCTTAACTACGTTAGTATCTTGCATAAGCTTTGCAAACTTAACCTTGTTACCATTTACAATCTCTTTGACCATATAGTATCTCAAGTCATTTGTAAAGCCATCAAACTCTGTAGTTAGTTTAGCCAATCTGTCAATCATAGGCTGTGGAACTCCACCTTTGTCAGCAACAGTAAGTGCATAGTTAATAACACGTGTTGCAATGACACTGGATAAGTCAGCACGGAAATCATCACCTTGTCCTACTGAAGATAGAATAGCACCTTTTACATATGCTTCATCCTTAGTAAGGATATCTTCAGGAGAAATAATCTTATCTAGTTTATTATTAATAAACATAGTAAACATGCTAGAGAAATCTGCACCTACAGAACCCTCACCAATCATTTGGATAAGTGGTAACTGTTCTTCAAACTTAGGAATAGAACTAATAGCATTGAAGAATGTAGTGATAGATCTTGGATTCACACGTTGAGTTACAAGCTCTGGGTGCATCAACATGAAGTTAATACATCTACCATCAATACCTGCACTCTCAGCCCACTTAGCCCATACATTAGCATCATATTTCATCTCAACAGAAATAAATCTGGTCTTCTGAGCTACGTCAAGACTAGTAACATTATAGTCACCATTGTCTGGATTTGAAGTCAAGATAACATGCCAGTTCTTAGGAAGTTTCCATGATACATATTCTTGACGGTCAAGAATCTCCATAGTAGCTTGCATAAATCTGTGGTCAGCACGAGTATAGTCATCCAAGATTAGGAAACCACCTTCACCTTTACCTTGAATCCACTCAGGAGCAGCATGAGACATTCTCTTATCAGCTACAGTATAGCCTGCTTTAAGAGCACCATTTACTTGAGCTTCAGTAATCCATCTTTGTTTACCCTCTTGATTCTTTACAAGAAATTCTTTAACAGGAAAACCAACAAGGTCACCTAACTCCTCAATCTGAGATAGATTAAGTTTTACAACATCCATTCCAAGCTCTTTGCCCAATTGTAAAATAGTTGAAGTCTTACCAAGACCAGCATCACCCTCAATATTGACAGCTACAGGAACTTTACCCTGAGCTTGGATGTGCTGATTATTATTTACCATGTGACGGATAAAACCTTTCAACTCTTCTGCATTCAATTGTACTGTGTTCATAATGTTTGTTTTTATAATTCTAATTTAATTATCTGCCCCGGAAGGTCTTCATTCATGCCTGATCTTTCTGACAAAACCCATAGGACTTTACCCTTTGGTTTTACAGATGTATAACATTCACCATCAGTAAAATATACCAAGCTTGTATATTTCTTTAGGTTTGCATTGTAATAATCTAGGACGGGATCAAATTCAGTCCCACCTCTTCCAAATACATTGATTTCATTTTTGCCTTTGTAAGGCTCAATAGATTTAATAGAAGTATCACACTGTACTACAGTAATATCTACCCCTACTTTATAGATATGATGTATCTCATTCATAAACTCAGCAAGTTCTGTATCACTTACTGAACCTGAAGTATCAATAGCAAGCAACATGTGCTGACGCATCTTAATCTTTAGACCTGGATTATCTTCATATCTACGGTTCTCTTTTCTTCTAATCTTCTTAGTAAATACTTTAGTACTTACTCCAGTAAATCTTCTCAGATAACCTTTCCAATCAAATTTAGGTGCAGTAAACTCTTCAACTACAATTAGACCCTCAATCTCACCTGGTACAGTACCACGTTTCTTTACTGTCTGTTCTTTTGCATCCTGAAGAATCTTCTGAACTTGCTTTTCAATTAGCTTTTTCTCAGCATCAGTCATACCATCAAACTCTTCCCATGTACTATGATCTGGAATATCTCCACTAGCTACATTATCAAGAAGTTTATCCATGGCATCATTACCTGTTGTGCCATTCTTATCCTTCTCATCTTGAAGACGGAGAAGCTGGTCATAGTAATATCTACAACCAGCCTTTTTATCTAGTTTAAGATCTTCATAATCTTCAATTCTGATACCTCCTTCTGGCAGCCAAGAGTCTTCAATATACTGATTAATTTCCATATCCATAGCAACATTTGCAAGTTTCTTATTGCTGAAAGAACTAAAACTTACAAGGTGACCAAATGCAATATGGAGTAATTCATGTTTTAGTAAGCCCATTTTATGATCATCACTTAGACTAGTCCAAAATTCCTCATTGATGGCTAATTGATAATTAATATTCTGTTTGCTTACTCCTGCAGTTGGGAGATCTTTCCTCCAAACTTTATTCAACATAATGAGAAAAAACCCATAATAGGGCTCTTTCAACATTAAATCTTTACTTATTTTACTAAGGCTCTGTGCTTTGTCCATCATCTTTTATTTTTACATTGATGTCTACTTTGTCCATTGGATACCCTATGCTTCCTAACATACTGGTTAAGTCCCGGATGAAAAACTCCAGGAATGTTTCTATTACATGCTTGGCTGCTTTATTGTTAGTAATGATACCAAGTACACGTGCAGATGATAATGCTATGGCTTCATCACCAATTACATCAGCAATTCTCTGTGCAGTTTTTGGAACTTCTTTCTTCCATTGTGCAAATGGTTGTCCAGAAAATTTATACAATAATACTAACTCATTATTATCAAGTTTACTGTTCTCAATTGCATGAAATGCAACTACATGGTTCTCAGTATCACTTGACTGAAACATGTTAATTAGATTCTTTAATTCATCTCTTGTCATTATCTTCTCTTTTTTATCATTCTTAAAAACTGTGGTATAGTTTCAAACCAAAATAAATACATTGCTATTAACAAAACCACTAATCCAGTTATACCAATCATACAGTATAATATTCCCTTTAGAATTTCCATTAGTCTTCAATTTTTAGGGTCTTAATAGCCCAGTCTTTAATTTCACCGGATGCAATCATATCTATCCATTCTTTTGCAGTAGGAATATATCCATTGCAATCTTCCTTAACATGTTGTTCTGCAACATATCTTGTATACACTCTTTTGTCATCAGAATTTATAATATAAAAACCATGACGTTTCTCACATTCAAATATACCTTCACTATGGTGACGGAACATTCTATGCTTACTATGACCTACCCATGCTTTGGTTTCATCAAACCAATTATGAATATGCATATAGTCTTCTGGTATACCTCCAAACTTTCTAGCTGAAGATACTGCATGTTGATACGGATGTGCCATTACAATGTCTTTTGGATTAAAGATCCTTCATGAAAATAACTTTCAATATGGGTAATTCTAATATCATTATAGATTTTATATTTACCTGAAGGAATTAAAATACATACTGAACCATAACCACCCTCATTGTTCCACCAATCCTCAATATCATTAAGTAATTGTTCTTCAACAAAATTTGCTATATCAGAACTAAGACCAGAATCTAATTCTTGAAGATGTGATACATCTTGTCCCCATACTTCTATATCATTTATGTCATCAAATGCAGCTTCTTCATCTTCATCCATTTTTTCTGTAGTATAAACTACATTTTCAATTGCACCAGAATCACCAGAGCCTTCATATTGTACCTTAATACCAGTTACTCCCAAGTCAGCTAATTTGACAAGGGTAGCCATCATATTTATTTCATTCATACTATTTGATTTTATAAAACCTGCCAAGAATATTGGCATTTAGATATTCTTCTTTTTCAAGCACTTCCCTTACAAATTGAAATTTAGTCTCATGATATGTTAACTCTGTCTTTGAGAAACATATCCTAACCATAAATCTCTTTATAGGTACTCCTGCTTTATGTGCATCCTGTAGCACTTGATTACTACTGTAATAGTTTTGATAGTTAGTTTTACTAACAAAAGTGTATTTTGATGCCCTTTTGTCTGTCATTGCAGCAATAGCTTTCTTTCCCAGTTTCTTTTTAACTGTAGAATAAAAGTTCTTTTTGCCAATATAACGGACTGCTTTACCATTAATGATTGCTTCCATTTCATAAATGAAACCTACAGCACCATCTGGAATTTTGCTGTCATTAAATACTTCACCTTTGTATAACCAACTCATAACCTAACTTGATAGTGTATAGTGAGCAAATTTAGCTGTTACTTCTAGATTCTCAGCTTCTAATATTGCACATTGAATTCTTAACTTTTCAATTTCAAGTCTAAGATCATCATTTTTTTCTTGAAGTTCTTCAATTGTTTCAGAAAGTTCTACAACCATTCCTTGACTAGCCTTGAGTTCAGTATACATTTCATCTACTTCATTTTGTAAATCAATAAAGTAATCACGTGCAAAATCCATATGACTCTCAAGACTATCTAAAGTTTTAGTTAAACTCATACAACTTGTTTTAGTAAAATTAATAATTGATCTCTCACAGGTTCAACACCATGATCTCTGACAGAGTCTGATAAATCCTTAGACATGTCAAGTATTACATGTGGAATATTATACTTGTCCTGATATCTCTGAGCAGCCTTTATACCGGGCTCATCATTATCAAACAGTACAATAATCTTAGAATACTTCTCTCTAAGTTTATTTATAACAGATTCTCCAATCATTGTATTCTCACTGTCTGGAGCAATACATTCTATATTACCAATACCAAGTTTCTTAAAAGACATAAGATCTTTAAGTGAAGAAACAACCAGTAGATACTTGGAATCATATTGCAGTTGATCTATACCCTGTGTATAGTTTTGGATCTTAATGAACTTCTTCTCTGGAACTTTTGGCATATATATCTTATACAACTCACCATCTTGTCTAAAATAACCATAGACATAGGGTCTTGCAAACTTATAAGATGTTATACTACCATCAACTTCAGTCTTTTCCATAGTAAAGAACTCCAATGGAACAACATTGTATCTCTCCAGTATGGCTGAAGAAATCCTAAAACTCATCCAAAACTTAGAGTCTTGGGAATTCCAGTGTCTCATTTGGAAATCTGTTACCTTGAACTTATCATGAAATTGTATAGGTCCTCTTTCTGCAGGCGCATTATACTTTAGATACTCTTGATAGTCATGTAGTATTCTATTAACTGCTTTGAATCTTGTATCATAGTTAAATAAACATTTGACAAGTTCAATTTGATCACCTTGAAAGCCAGAAGAGAAATCTTTAAACTTATAGCAATCCCCATTGCGATAGATAAACATGCTTGGAACTTTATCCTTTACATTAAATGCAGATAGCATTTTTATATCCTGACCAATGAGTTTTTCTTTTAAGTTTAGATAATATTCAAATACCCATTCTCTGGGTACATCCTGTAAATCAGATACTAAGTTCTTTGTTGAAATCATAACTAATAAAAATAAAGGGGGGAGGCTCCTGATTTAGTTAGAAATCTCTGTTATACATTAATTTATTACTAACTCCCCCCTATTATCTAGGTAGTAGTTAGTCTAAACTAAAGTCAGAAGATGATTTTGGTTTTAAAAATACATCATCATCATCCCCAAAGGACTTAACTTCTTTAACTTCTAATTTTTTGAGATGCTTGGTTTCATCATAAGGTATAACAACACCACCTTCAACAGCTCCAAATGCATACTTTTTACCTTCTGCTTTTGGTAACCACATATCATAGTTAGTATAACCAGTTTTACCTTCATACTCTTTACCAGCAACACAGAACTCAAGATATTTACCTCTGAAATCTGCTGTTTTATTGAATGCTTTAACAAAGTCTTCAATTGTTTCATGCTGACCATCTTGTTCAAGGAACCAAGAATCTAATTCCATAGTATGTGCAAGAGTTCTCAAGAAAATCAAAATAGATCTATCTCTTTGAATCTTAACACCAGACTTAGTTTCACCGTCAGCAAATGCATATTGGCTTGCTTTTACTCTACCAATCTGACCTGCATATCTTCCTTTGCTTTCATCATCTTTATCAATCATAAAGCCTTCAAAACCTTCAATAGGTTGAGTCTCTACATGCATCATAAGATGATAAGCACCAGGAATAAACTTGAATTCCTCAAGTTCAATGCTATTAATTTTCAATACATGATTACCTGGAGTAATTGTTTTTGGTAGTCCTGAGCCTGCTGTGCCCAAATCAGTTGTGCTTAATGCCATTTTTCTTTGTTTTTAATAATTAAATAAATACTTTGTCCCAGTGGAACTCAAGTTCTCCTTTTTCATTCATCTCTGTAACTACTATCTCTTCATTTCTTAGATGTTCTGGTCTTGCACCACAAGTAACCTCTTCATTTGTCTTAAAAGACAAAATAGTTTTGTTACCTTTTCTATACATATAGCCAATTGCATCTGCATTAGCACAGATTAGAGACTTAATCTTACCTGTCAAATCTATGTTTGCGGCAAGAACCATCTCTCCCTTATCATCAACTTGCTTGTCTTTAATATGACCAGACAAAATAATGTGGGGAGCTAAAGTATCAATAAAATCTAAAACTTGAAAGAAAGCTTGTCTTAAATATAAATATCCCGCACCATTTGGTAGAGATAATACATTGTCACCATCATAGTTTTTACCCATGCTTGTATTCTTGTAAAGCTTGATAGCCAAAGGCATTACCATATCTTCTAATGCAGTTACAGTATCAATTGTAACATATTTGTATGGATTGCCTGCAGCTTTAATTGCTTTACCTGCATCAAGTAATTCTTGAAGAGTGCTAATTTTTACTTTAAGAGCTTCTACATAATCAGCACCATTCTCTAAATCCAGAATCAAATTATCTTCTAGACCTGCAAATGATGTTGTTTTACCTGTCTTAGGCTTTGAATAGATAACCAATCTCTTTGGATTAACTCTTTCAGCCTTAACTTTTTTAGTTGGAAGTACTATACTCATTTTATCTTAGTTGCTAGTTTTTGAAAATCTGTTGCAATTCTTAAAAGAATATCAGAAGCTGTTTCTTCAACATCTAAACTTACATCTTTAAGCTTTGGAATGAACTCATCCTCAAAATCTGGAAATACAGAAAGAGTTACTTGCTCTTTAGGAGCTTCAGCTTTTCTTTTCTCATAAAGATTTTGAGTAATCTCAGAACCATCAGGCATAATAACCATTAACTCAGATAATGGAATAGTGTAGGCAAAATAATTTTCACCATTAGAATTTGTACCTTCTTTCACATCATATTCTTCTGCAAAATAAGGATTGTGTTTGTACTTAAAGAGTGGTCTATCTTCAAATGCAGATTCTATATCTACTTCTTTGCCATTATTATCTCTAACAATGTCAATAAACTCAATGAAGATATCTTCTCCTCTCTTTAATTCACCTTCAAATAACTGTACTTGTCTACCATACTTACCTTTCTGAAAGAAAGCAGTTTTGATAGTAAAGTAGGGATCAGTTACCTGAGCTTTACGGAATTTGTCCATATGATGGGCAAAGAATTCCTTTTCTTTTTCTTTTCTACTCATACTTAAATTTTAATTGTTTTACCTGCCATTGCTGGGGTGTCTATTTCAATAATGCGCATTGTAGTTCTATCTAACTTAAAGAAACTTAATCTTGTGGTGCCATTTCTTGATTTCAAAAAGTGGAAGGCTAAAGTGTCTTCATCACTAATTATAAATTTTTCCGGACCATAAAATCTAATCTTTCTGATAGATGGTTTATTAATACCAAGAACCACATCAGCATGTTGTAATAGAGCATCTGCCCCAAATAAATCAGAATCTAATACATAATTACCATAGTCACCATCTTTAGATCTCTCTGGATTATCTATGTTCCTATTCAACTGACTTAAGATAAGAAACGCCACAGGATAATGTTTTTTCATATATGTCATGGCTTCACCAAGAGCATATAATACTTCAAACTTATCCTTCTGACCTTTACCTACTTTAAATAAAGCTGAGTGGTCAATAGTAACCAAAGCATTTGTGTAGTTACCTGTTTCATCTTTATGAGCTTCCATATAATAATGTATGGTTGCACACATCTCATCCACAGTACACGGATCATATACTACATCAATGACATCATTTCTTGCACTATCTTCATAGTACTGGACACATCTTGTGTATAGATCTTTATCTACCGGTTCACCTTTGGACATTAGTGTATTGTAATCAGCACCTGTATTCAGACTCAACTTTCTGATACCATTGGTCTCATCAAGCATCTCAAACTGGAACTTCAGTACTCTAAATTTATGGTCTTGGTTCTCTGAAATAATGTCAGATATCAATTGTTCCATAAATAAAGTTTTACCTGTTCCAGGCCTAGCACCTACAACGGTGATAGTTCTCCATTCCAATCCATCACAGAAGGCATCATTAAATTTGGGCCATGAACTTTTAAGTGACTTTAGCTCACCAGATCTTCTAGCCTTCATCTTAAGAAGGGCTTTTCTAAGAGCGTCTCTTTCACTCACAGGCTTCAAAGCCCGGGCACCGTTAAATAAATCTGCCATACATTTGGATTAAGTTGTTAACTTACTTTTTACATCATTATAGATGTAGTGAGATAAACCCACTATAAACTCTATTGCTAAAAACTGTACAAAGTTCATCTTTACAAGAAGAGTATAAACTAACAGCCAAGAAACAAGACTTCCTGTTAATGCAATAAAGAATAATTTAGTTTTAATCATACAATGTTTTCTTTAAAATAATTTGGTTCTTCATAATCATCTGCTTCAATCATATCACAATAAGTTGCTAGAGTAGAATCCCAGGTTTTATCTGTATTCTGTTTTCTAACAAAGTATTGAGAGTTTCTCATGTAGTTGTATCTAGTTAAAGAATACTCTTCTACATATTTTTCTGTTGCTTTCAATATAGTTTCCCATGAATAATTAAAGTTCTCAAAAAACCATCTGAAAGAATTTTCAAGACTTTTAATGTTTACTCTTGCATAAACACCACTTGGTAATTTTTTAGCAGGAAATATTTCATTATACTCTTGAAGTTTTTCAAGAAAATCATCACCTAATAAATTCTGAGATGTTTTTTTCTTAGATTTCTTAAAGTATCCGTCAATTTCCTGTATAAATTTAAGACTATTCCCTGACAATTCCAAGGATTCCGTCAGGTAATTACCTGATTTTAGCCTTGCAACTTCTATAGATGCATTAACCAACTTACTAGGTACAATATTGTTATATATACAATGTAGTACATAGAAAGAATTAGGAGTAAGACCAGCTTTAATTAGCTTGTTGAATACTTCTTGCATTACCAAATGATTTTATAATTATACAAATGCTGTACAGTATCTCTGACTTCTCCAAAGACACCTTTAGAATCCCATTTGCTACCATTGTATGCAGCACTTGCAGGATGTGAAACCATAAATTTAGTACAATTTTCTCCACATATGTCTGCCCACTCTTGAGATTTTTTACCCATATAGATATAAACTAATCCAGGATGAAAGTTCTTCAAGTAGTCAAACACATAGGCTACAAATGGTGCCCAGATCTCATAATGCTTACCAATCTTACCAACTTCAGTTGTGAGAGCTGTATTAAGCATAAGTATACCCTGTCGGGACCATTTTGATAGGTCTAGAGGTCTTTCATACCCGTCCGGGTATAATTTCTCAACTTCATCAAGAATGAATCTTAGTGAAGGTTGTTCTTTTTCAGATTTACTACAACTAAATGCAATACCATCTGCTACACCTAATGTGGGATATGGGTCCTGTCCTACTATGACTACTTTAAGTTCATCATAAGGACACTCCTCAAAGGCTCTAAACACATCTTTCAATACAGGAGTAAATCTTTTACCACTGTTTGAAAGATTATATAAGTCAGTAAGAATCTTTTCAAACTCTAAACTAAATATAAAAGGTTTAAGAACTCTACCCCAACCACTAGGTTCAAGTTTATTAAATATTTTTTGTTTATAATCATCAACGTCTAGTATATTAGTCATAATCATGTATATTTGTTAAAAAAGAATAATATAATGGCTACAATAAAAGAAATAAAGGATGATGCTGTAATCAACATCCAAGTCAATAAGTCTTATTATTTAATGGTAAAGGCATTGTCTTTACAATTATTTGCCAATGTTACTGTAGAAGATAAAGATGCTTATCTAAAAGAACTTTTAACTAAAGAATATAAAGATTTAGATGAACATCAAAGATCACTTTTTACTATTATCTTGCTTTTAGCTGAAATTGAAACTCAAGCAACTAAACAAGATTTATATGAAGAAAAAGAAATTAATGATCCTTCTGAAAATCCAGTTAACCTAAATTAAGATTAAAGTCTCTTCCTATTTCTACACAGGACTCTATTGCTAGAGCCAATTCCATTTTACTGCAGTCAGCAAAAGATTTACAAATCTCTGCATCTCCTGCATCATAGCAAAGACCAGCATGGGTCTTAATAATCCTTTTCATTTCATCAAAAGTATAGCCAGATTCCTGTGCTAATGTACGTATACATGCATGCACTTTAGCAATCTGAGCTAATGAGGCATTGTCAGAAGTTAAGCCCATAAAGACTTCAACCTGCTGTCCATCAGCCAGTTTATCAATAAAGATCTGAAAATTTAATTTGGATTTATCATCAGGATAAACTAACTTACCTCCGCGTTTAACTAATTTAGTAGTAAACATAAGCTGATTTTTTGTATATTATTAATAGATATGGATAGAATTCCCGGAAATAATAATCAGATAAGTAAAGATACTCAGATAGTATTAGATTACCTAGAAAGATTCCCAGAAGCTCCTTCAAAAACTCTAGCCAGAAAAATATATTCTGAAAATCCTGTTCTTAATTCACTTGAATCTGTCTATGGTAAAGTAAGATACTATAGAGGTCAATATGGCAAAGCACATAGAAAAAGCTTACATAATAAACAATTTCAAAAAGAACTTAAAGTTGAAATAAATATGAAAGAAAAATTTCTACCAGAGTCTTATGCAACTAAGCGTGATACTTTTATATTCCCATCAGGTTGCAACTCAGTAGGAGTTATTGGTGACCTTCATATACCATACCAAGATAATGATGCTATAGAAGCAGCATTTGATGAGATGGAAAAGCAAAACATAGAATCTCTACTTATCAACGGTGACATGTTAGATTTCTACCAACTTTCTTTCCATGAGAAAGACCCAAGAATGGTTCACTTCAAACAGGAAATAGAAGCAGGTAGACAATTCTTAGATTACTGCAGATCCAGATTCCCTGGTATTCCAATATACTTTATCCCAGGTAACCATGAAAATAGATTTGAAAGATACCTTAGAGTTAAGGCATCAGAACTATTAGACATGGATGAATTCAGACTAGATGTACTTCTACATGTTGCTGAATACAGTGTACAGTATATTCCATTTAGATCTAAAGTTGTCTTTGGTGATTTCCTTATAGAGCATGGAGACAAGATCCCTGGTGCAGGTGGTGTAGTACCAGCCCGTACTGCCTTAATGAAACTAAAGACTAATTGTCTTATAAATCACTTTCACAAAACTAGTTCTAGTTCACAAAGAGTGTATGGTCCTGATGACTCTACAACTATCCGTGGATATAGCCTTGGTTGTTTATGTGAACTCACTCCAGAATATTTAGAAATAAATGAATGGAATCATGGGTTTGCCATTCTAAAAAGAAATGGTAACTTAGTACAAGTTAGCAATTACAAAATAGAAGGTAACCAAATAGTCTAATGTTTCTACCAATTGAATTTAAAGATGAAGATGGCCCATACATTGAGCATCTTAATGTTACTCACATAACAAGAATATCTTTTGTTAATCCAAGAAATCCAGATGCTGGTAGTAAAATACATCTCCGTACAGGAGAAATACTAAAGACTACTATGCCTTTTGACGTTCTATCTCAAGAAATTGATGATGCATGGGAATCTGCATCTACACTCATTTTGTCCACTATGCTTTCTGAAAAAGCTAAGCTCTTGAAGAAAAGTGACCTACAGAGTGAAGGAATTGTTGAACCTGATCCACTGTCTGAAGTTTAAATTGATCAGGCCAATCTAAATTATACACATACCAGTTTTCATCTTCTACTCTATCATTATCTACTGAAATTAAGGTAAGATTGTTAAATATGTCAAGAGTATAATAATAATAATCATATCCATTTTGACTCTCTAAGTCATTGACTTCTACCTTATTAAAGCCTAAACCTGTTAATTCATTTTCCGTCATTTGTTAATTCTTTTGCAATTGTCTTAGCAATATATGGTGAACACTTGTACTTTACTCTTACATAATCTGCAACAGCCCTAGGAATCATATCTTTAAGATTCTTGTTAGTTGCTCTCATTTCAGTAATAATATGTTCTTTAACTAGATTAGCCATTTGCTGGGGACATTGTTTTCATAAATACTTCATGGTTAAGGATCTCATGTGGATAGTCTTTTGCAATCTTTGCATAAGTTTTATTCACTTTACTATACTCACCATGTTCTAGAATTCTTAAATTTCTGAAGCTTTTAATTGATAGAGTAACCATATGTAAGTTCTCTTCATCTGAAGATTCTAACATTGCAATCATGTTCTTTATCTCAGCATCATTAATGTAGCCCATTCTCTTTAGCAGTTGTAACTCTGCCATATATACAAAAGGACGGAATGTCCCAACTTTACTACCCTTATGGTACATATACCACAGATAGTTTAAGTTTCTATCTACATTATCTGTCAATTCATAATGCTCTTTTGCAATCTGTGCTGATAATTCCAGCATTTCATGTGTTATTTTCTTTTCCATTTCTCTATCAAAATATATAACGAATTGTGTTCCAAGGAATGATTCTGTCATGAAGTTCTCTAAACTGTCTAATATAGTCTTGCTTCCTCCTGTGTTCATACCTAAGATTAGCTCCTCCATACTGGGAGGTTTTAGTCTCCTGGATTTTAGGTGTATATAAGAATTCTTCACCGGGTAATTTATTTGCTACGTTATACCAATGCTTTTCTTCATTATGAGTTAAAAAGATTACCTCAGCTTTAACTGCATCATGATCCCATCCATCATTTTTTGCAAAACTTGCAATAGTTCTAAATAATGATTCATAGTGCTGTAACCAGTTATCATGTACAATAACAGGACTAAAGTTTAAATGAACTTGATAACCAGCATTTCTAAATTCGTAAACAGCTCTAAGTCTCTCATAAAGTTTACTTGTATTAGGCTCAAGATGTTCCATTAGTTCATAAGGCATTAGACTAAACCTAATTCTAATCTTGCCTTCAGGACCAAAAGTCAATAAGTCTTTATTTACATACTTAGTAGCAAATGAACCCATAGCAAGTGGATGATCTCTAAAGAATTTAAAGATTGTTTTCCAATCATGATACTTAGCATGTAGAGCAAAGTCCTCATTACAACTGATATCATATGTAATATAATCTCCAGTCTGATTTGGCTTCTCTACATCTGCAAAGAATGCATGGGAATTAATTTCTGTCAGGATATCCATAGTATTTGTAGCTACAGATAATCCTTCCGGTTTATGTCTCTTCATATAACAGTAAGTACAGTTATACAAACAGCCATGACCAAAAGAAGGAGCAATGTAATCAGTGCTCCTCCCACTTGGTCTAATAATCATACTCTTTCTAGTGACTTTTTCTACAACACTCATAATCTCTTAATCTGCTGTACTTTCCTAACACATGTAGAAATTATCACTTTAAAAAGTTAATGTAAGATTGTGCAGCTCTTCTTGAGGTATACTCAATATCAAATCCTGCATTATTCTTAACAGTCTTCCAAAAGAACCATAAGAATCTTTTCTTTACTACATACTTGGTTTGATAACCATCAACTACTTCTACAATTTTGTAGTCTTTCTTGTTTACATTCATACTATTCTAGATTTAAATTATAGTCTGCTAATATTTTCCTTAATTCTTTTCTAAGTCTATCAGCTAAATCTCTTTCTTGATCAGTAGCTTCTTTCTTGTCAACATAACCATATTTGGTTATCTCACGTAGTTTTTGGTCAATATCCCAAACAACTAGTTTCCATCTAGGACCATCTAATGCATCTCTTGCATCTTCCTTTTCTTCAATAGAATCAAACTCAAGAATTATCTTTCCCATTTTCCATAATTTTAGTTGGCCAATAATAATCACATTTCTCTTCTTCTTTATTGTAAGGTAGATCAAAGAAGTATGACTGTCTAAATTCACTTACTATAGCCTTATACCTATAACACGTGTCTTTTAATGGACAATCTGTTCCTTTACACATTGACATATCCGGCATAACTTAGAATATAAAGTTAAATAATAAATGACCGAAGCCAATGCCTGCTAAAAAGTAAACAAGATTGTTTACCCATTTTGGATAATTTTCCATACTAAAATAGATTAAAAATTACTTGTAGAGTAGCACCAATTGCACATATAGTAACAAAAATTAATAGTACCATCGTGCCAATACCGGCCATTTCTTCTCTACGGTCTTCTTTGTTTAGTTTCATAGTTCTTCATTTGTATAATATTCTAAAACTTCATAGTGAGACATGTGCCCACAATTACCACACTCAAGCTTATCACAAGAAACATGATGTACTGATAATGACTCATAAGCACATAAGTCACACTTAATTAAAGCAGATACCCATCCTGTTTCTAGCTCACTCATTTGTCAATGTGTATTAAGAAACTTATTTTCCTATTTAATGTAGGATACTGACTCAATAACCATAAAGTTAATTGATCTTGTTCTATTCCATCAATATGAAACTCTGCATAAGTATGCACCTTGTGTCCTTGCAAGACTGGGTCCTGTTGTAAATGCTTTGGAATATCCGACAACTTAATTACTGATTTTGTTATTGTTTTCATTGTTTTTGTTGTTTAAAGGTTCTTAAATCTTCAATACTTTTAGGTTGATATCCAATTAAATGTGCATCAACATTAAAGTACTTATGTACTGTAGGCCTTAGATAACTTCCTTCATCTAAATAACTGCTACTTACTTCAACCTCTTCAAGTTTATTTACATGATGAATATGTGCATGAATATTTCCTCGGTAGAACTGTACTTCATTAGGATGAATAGGTACATGAGTAACTATAAATCCTTTGTAGTCTACAGCTCCGGCAACACCATCTACATACTGTAGTAAAAATTTAATATCCTGGTGCCTATCATGGTTACCAAGAACTACTATCTTCCTACCATTTAATTGATTAAGCTTGTGATAATGTGTAGCTTTCTCCATAGTAACATCACCTACTATATAGGTAGTATCTCTTTTAGCTACTACTTGATTCCATCTCTTAATGAGAAGTTCATCATGTTCTTCAGCAGTTTCAAATCCTCTGTATCTTGCTATGGATGCATGTCCTAGATGTAGGCAACCTATGAATCTAACTACACTCATTATTCTTCTTTTCTAAAATAAGTATCCCATTTTCTTGCATGCTCTTCTTTAATCTCTACAGCATCCATTATATTAAGTTGACCTCCTTTTTCAGCAAACTTGACTAATACTTTATCAATTAAATCTACAGTAATGTAATCTACAGGAATACCTACTAAGTTTAAAGCCGCCAGAATTAAATGTTGCTTCTCTTCATAATCAGCTATTTTTACTTTTCTTTCCATCTTCTTTCTTAAAGGTTTCTAACTCTTTGATAATCTCTCTCATTTTCTTGTCAACATGCTTAGCAACTCTATGCTTAGACTTTGGTGTAAACATTTCTTCAATTTGAGATAAGACTTCATACTGAGCCCGTAGCTCAATTACTCTAAATGCATCCATGTTGTCTTAATCCATCTTTTTGTGAAAAAATCACATTTTATGCTGGTTTTAACCTACATAATCGGTAAATAACCGGTTAAATATGCTAAAAATGACACTTTTTTGTGATTTACTTATCTTCAATAGGAATATACCCAATTACGGCACCCAAGCCAGTAAATGTACCTATAGTATAAACTATCTCAGCTTTACCAACAGGTTCCCAATTACATGTACACATTTTGTAGACACATCTCAAATAGCCAAAGCCTGCTAGCACATAAAATAATATTGGTAGTATTACTACCCAGTTTCTATTTCTCATTCTTTCTTGTTTCTTTATAGTCAATAATAAATCCAACTGCTACAATTATATTCATACCAAAGGACATAAGTATTTCATGTATGTCTTTATAAACATTTACACTGAGATGTACATGACCCACCATCCAAAAAGGTATGGACAAGTTTTGGCTTATCCATACCAATGTGTATTTAATAAAGTGACTAATCCCCTTCTTCATTATTCACCTTTTGTAGCCCTTCTGATTTTACCTTTCCTGAGTTCCTCTTCCCAATATTCTCTGACTTGTGCAACCTTTGTAATCTCTCTTGGATTTTCTTGTTTAACTCTGAAAACTCTAATTTTCTCTTGTTCTCTTTCATACTCTTCCCAATTATAGATTTCTAATTCTTTCATACGAGCTATATCTGCAATAGTCATTTCTTCTGGAACCTGACCATCATTCTCATACATAACACGCATGTATATTTCTTTCATTCTTCCCATATCTTTAAAAGGTTTTTTACAATGTATTGAGCACCAATGTTTGGTGACTTAAATCCTTTCTTGTCACTAAACTTCTTAAGCTGTGCTATTATTGAAGGTGTAAGTGCAAATCTTACTATTTCTAGTCTGTTTTGAGGCTTAACTGCCCCAGAAGTCTTTACAAAATCATATGGATATTTCTTTATAAGATCTTCTACATTAGCCAAGAAAAAAGGATCTTTTCCATGGTACAACAAATAACAGTTTTTCTTTGCATGATTAATACTAGAAAGACTATTAAGATTAGTATAAGGTAGTATATCCTTCTCAAGCATTTTAAATTCAAAAGATAAAATGCCTATAATATAAAACCTTCTATCAGTTAACTCTCTGTCACGTCTTTTAGGACCTGCATAAAGAGCTCTGAGCTCATTAATAACGTCTAGTTTTGTATAATTTGCCATAAAATTTAAATTAATTCTAAATCAGCCTCTAAGACTTCTTCTTTTTCTTCTTCAAGTTGAAGTATTCTAGTATCAAGTGGAATAAATCTTTCAGCATCATAGTATTCATATGGAAAACAGTCAACAGACATTTGTACTTCTTTAAGTAGTACACCATATCTACCATCTTGTAATCCCATCTTTACTATTTTAATAATAGTATATACCTCACCTTCTTTTACCCATTGTTCAATAGGTACTTTAGCTGGTTTATTACTGCTATCAATGCATATCGCCTTCATAAGGTTCTACTTTTACTTTTAGACCCACTCCTTGAAGAAAATCAGCCATTGTATCTATTTGAGCCCAACAACCATGTTTTATGGTACACTGACCAGCAAGATCAGCAACCAATGCACATTGTTCTGCTTGTTGTGGTTCATGACCGCAGTATTTAATTAAACATGCTATCACATATGCAAAACTATGCGTATCATCATTATACAGTATAAGTTTGTGATCTTCTGGTAGTTCCATTGTGCTAATTTAACTTTAAATCATAATTTCTCCAAACTATTTTGTCTTGGTCAAATCCCTCAAGAGCTTCTTTAACCCATTTCTCATCTACTGTACCCTTATAACATAGTATATGTACAATAGCTTTCTCATCTGGATTAAGTCTGAGCAATCTACCAATTCTCTGTGCTGCTTTTCTCTCATTACCATACGCATGCATGATAATGCCTTGTCTCAATTCCGGTATATTAATACCTTCATTTAACTGCAGTACACAAGATAGTTTGTTTA